GTCCCAATAACTCGCGCCGATGCTCTGCGCGTACATTTCCGCGCGCCCGTCAAAGGCGTTATTCCACTCGCCAGCCCTTGGGTCGAATAATGTGCGGACGTGTGCCCGCGTCCACCCAGCCATAGATTTCGTCGTCGGTATAGATCAAGCGGCGCCCGGGCGAGGACTCGATGCGAAATTCGGTCTGGTGTTTCCAGGTTTGAGTGGTGACGTGAAAATCCACGAGCGCGCCGCGCGCCGCCGCGTCGAGGCCGTTGTCAATGGCGCGCTGCAATTTGCGCGTGTCAATGCCCGTGCCTTTTGCCAGAATGGGGCGCATGCGAATCATGCGGCCACCCTCCCTGCGCGAATCCGGAACGGGTTCCAATCGCTCTCGCGCTGCACGCAGGTCTGACAGCTGTCATCGGCGTCGCGCACCCAGTACGCGTCCGCATCGCCCGTTTCCTCGTCGAGCCATTCAATGCGCCATTTGCATTTGCAATTGGTGAGGCATTGCGTCGTGCCGTCCTTGGGCATGGCGGGCAGGGGCAGGCCCTTGGTGCGTCCGTCCCAATAACTCGCGCCGATGGACTGGGCGTACATTTCCGCTCGCCCGTCCCATTCGTTTTTCCATTCGCCTGCGGTGCCGCGGATGTCCTCGGCGAAACGGTCGAGATAATCCAACTGCGCCTTGACGTGCAGGTCGATCAGGTTTTCCTCCCCTGGCGTGAGCGGGCGTGTGACCGCGCGTATGCCGGTCCGGTAGGCCTTGGTGTGATAATCCAGCAAAATGGACTTGACGCGCGCGTACCACTCGTCGAGCGTGATGCTCTGCGCTTTGAGGTCGTCCGTCGCGCGGCGGATGTCGCCTTTGGCGGCTTCGAGCAATTTCGACAGCGCGGGCGACAGGGCTTTGGCGCTCTGCGTCGCCGGCGCAGGAGAACGGACCAATTGGTCCGCTTGCAATGTTGGCGGCAAATCAGACGCTTGCGGCATCTCGTCCGGCAGGGAGATTTGCGTCGCATCCGGTTTCTCGTCGTCAGTCAAATCCGTGTCCACGGCCTGCGGCATAAATTCCTTGGGCAGGTCGTCGGCATCCACCGCCAGTTGGCGCGCTTCAATCGATGTGATTTCGCCGTTCGTGAGCATTTGCCCGCGCGCCTGCGCGCGCGCAAGTTGCACCTGCGCCGCGCTCGCCTCGTCGCGCAAATCGCGCTCGCTGAATGCGAACGTGACGGTGTCGGGCAAAACAAACTGATTGAGCATGTGAGAGAACGCGCTGCGCCAGGCGCTGAGGCCGGTCGAGTCCTCTTTTTCCTCGATCACGCGCGACTGCGCACCCGTGCCCATGGCGCGACTGGCCAGCAAATCGGGGTCGAGCGTTTGCGGGTCAATGCCGATAGAGTTGGCATACACGAGCCGCGCGTCCTTGCGTTCTTTGGTGGCGTCGAAACCGTCGGGCAGTTCGGCGAGGGGAATGGTGGCGACCGAGGGCGTCGCGGTGGGGTCGAGCGTGGTCACAATCACGGCGCCCATGTATTGCTTGTAGCCCTGTGAGGCCGCCTGCTCTTTGGCGCCGTCAATGGCGTCCTGCATCTGCACCTCGGACAATTCGCCGCCGCCGTTGACAATATGGATGGCGAGCGGCCGCCGCCCGGTGATCTTGTCCGAGAGATACGCTTCGAGGCCTGTCATCAGGCGGATTTTGCTCCACGCGCGTTCGGCCGCGCAGTGGCCTACGCCAAACAACGTCGCGCTCGGGTCGGGCATGTCCGAGAGCATGAGCACCTGATGCGCCTGCATTTCGTGCAGCGCGCCCATGCGGTCGCGATAAATGAGCGGAATGTCCGGGTCGCCGGTGCGTTGACAGCGCCACGAGTCGAGATGCAAAAGGCCCACGATGCGCGAGCCTGCCGCGCGCGTGGCGCGCACGACTTCGATAAATTGGCCGTTGTCGGTGCCGAGATAGTCCTGGAGTTGTTTCGCGAGGAACGCCACCCACGATTGATTGCTGTCCGCAGACAATAACAATTCCTGATAGCGGCCGACGCGCTTGCCGTCGAGTTTCCACGTCAAACTGGACATCTTGGTGGTCGCTTTGAAAATGGCATCGGCCCAGTTCGCCTCCATGAGCGGCGCGGAACGGAGCACAAAATCGCGCTGGAACGACCAATAATTCGGCAAGCCGGTGGTGAGGTCGGCGGGCAGGGGCAGCATGAAATGCCACACGCCCGCGCGTTTGGCGTCGTTGTAATTGTCTCGCGTCACACTGCGCTTGATTACATCCGCATTCGATTGGTCAGGCATGTGTCATCCTATAAATTCAATCGTAAACATTCGGCGACCGCCATCGAGAGCGCCACCGCCAAATCCACCTTTTGCGTCTCGGACCGTTTCACAATCCGCAGTTTGCCCGTGCCGTCGCTTTTGCGGTCGGCGTTGTCAATGTGAGCGCGCAGTTCTTTGTTGCCGTCGTGCAAGACTTTGCGCGCCGTAATCAAATCGAGCAGCTGCTTGTCTGCCACCTGCCGGTCCGCGCCCTGGGAAAATACGCGCGTCCACACTTTTTTGCCGAGGCGAGTCATCATCTGATGGAGTTGGTATTGGTCGTACGCCATTTCCTTGACGTTGAATTGTCCGCCCAGCACCGTCTCGCGAATTTCGTTTTCGATGACGTCAAAATCGAGCGGCACGCCGCGCGGCTGCCACACCCGCACATAGCGCACCATGACCGCGTCTTTCGGTCTTGCCGGGTCTCGGCTCACGCCCACGAGCGCAAAGCAATCGTTCGTGACGCCCGCGTCGGCGGCAAACACCAGCGGCGTGTTGCGGTCCAACGGCGGCACATTGTCCTTGCATGCGTCCCACCATGTGAGCGACGGGAGAAAGCGGTCCGTCGTCTCGATGTCTTCCCAACCGCCTTCGAGCAAGACGCGCTTTTCGGCTTCGGTCAGCGATTGGCCGCGCTGTTGGCTGTAACCGGCAGACACGTTGCCCGCCGTTTCGTTGTCCTGTGTTTTTAATGTGACCGTGTACGAGTTTTGTTTGAACGAAACCCGCTCGTCCTCGGTCGTCAGGGTGCGCTGCCCGCAGGCCGGACAAACATAATCAAACGCGCCCCCCTCGATGGCGTTGTCGCCCTTGAACTCGGCGCCGCACGCCGGGCACTCGCAGTCGATGCCGCCGAAATAATCAAAGAGCCAATGCTTGCGCGGCGTCGTCGTGAGCCACAATTGCGGCGGTTCGCCGCGCGGCCCGGGAATGCGCACGCGCCCCGACAATACCTTGAGCGCCGCCGCGTTTTTGTGCCGCCGCGCTTCGTCGAAATGGGCAAAGTTGACATTCGGGCCTTCCCACCCACTCGGGTCCTCGATGCCGCCGCAGTAGAGCGTGGAAATGAAAACGGTCGGCGTCGTGTCGCCCGGGCGCAGGATGGGCTCGGAATAAAAGTGCAGTTCAAACTGTTTCGACGCTTCCCATTCCGGAGCGAGACGGTAACGGTCTTTTTCGACCACCGCCTCCAGCGGGACCCAGCGGCGAAATTCTTGCCACAAACTTTTTTTGAAATGTTCAAAGTCGGGCGAGACCATGATGCCCGACATGCCGCGGCGCAGGCGGTGCAAATCCTTGATGATACCGGCGACGCTCTTGCCGCTGCCTTCGCCGCCTTTGGCCAGCAAATTTTGCGGCGTGTCGCGAAAGACGTACGCGGCCTCGGCGTCATGGTGCGGCTGGTACGGTTTATGTTTCTCGTGGTGCAGCAGGATCGCCGGCCACTTGCTCGGCTGGCGCAGCATCTGCTGGCGTTTGCGTCGTTCCAGTTCCGCCCGCGCCTGCACTTGCAATAACGAGACGGGCATCCTCTCCCCTGGCTATCCGTTCCAATTGTTCGTCCGTCAGCGCGGACACGTCCAAATTCAAATTGAGCGATTCCGCGCGTTCGCGGTATTTGTTCGGGCGATTCGCTTTGAGCATCAGCGTCAGCAGCGAATCGCTGTATTCGCGCACGACGCCGATTTTTTCGCCGCCCTGAAACACCGGACGGTCCACGCCCTCCACCGCGCGGCGGAACGCCTCGCGCTCCATCACATCGGCGGATTCGTCGAGCGCGTCTTTCCATGCCTCCGCAAAGGCAGAGTCGTCTGTTTTGCGCCGGTATGCCGTCTTGCGATCAATGCCTGCCGCGCGGCACGCATCCTTGACGATGCCGCGACGCGCCAACTCCGCCAAAAATTTCGGCGTCCAATCGCTTGCGCGGGTACGCGCTTTTGAGGCGTGCGGCGTCAGCGTGTCCAGCGCGACAACGCGGTTTTCAATCGGCGTCGCTTTGTTCCGGTTGGGTTTCGCCTTGGTCATGTTCATTACTGTGCGCCGCGCTTTTTGCTTGCAGTTTTTCAATCACCGCTTGCAGTTCCGCGCGTCGTCTCTCCCGTTCCATCTCGACTGCAAGTTTGTGCACAATGCGCGTGGCCTTTTTTACGCGCTGCGCTTGCCCGCGGCGAATGCTGCGCGCGCTCGCTTTCATTGTGCGCCCTCGCCCAGTTCGTGCTCCAACAAAAGCAGCGCCGCACCGTTGCCGGTCGCCAGCGCCAGTTTGGTTGTAAGCTCGTCAAGTTCGCGCACGCTCTGCACCTGCTCCAACAAAAACGGCTGCACGAATGCGTGCGTCGTCAAATCGGTGGCCAAAAGCGCCTGCTGCGCCAACGTCACGAGCGCGTCACTGTTGGCAATCTCTGCCGTGCGCGCCGCCACAAACAACGACAACACATCGCCCGCCGCCGGCAGCGCCGGAACGGGCAGGGCATCCACGCGCGGCATCGCGTTCAGGTCGGCAATGTAATCAAAAAACTTTTGCGCGTGCCCGTGTTCTTCGTCCGCCGCGCGGCGCGCCCAACCGGCAAACCCGGTCAAATTCATTTGCTCGAACGCCGCGGCCATGGCGAGATAAAACGCCTCGTTCGCGCGTTCGCGGTTGTATTGCGCTTGCAATGGTTCCAGTACAAAATTCATTTGCCGCTCCCATCACTCGTCAACATTGCCACCAGCGCGCACACCAGCGCGCCCGTCATCAGGCACGCCACCGTCATCAGACAATTCGGCAGAGTCGGTCCCATGGTCAAAACTGTTTTTCCGCTGCGCGCGCCGCACAATCAAAATTTGGCCCTGCGTCGTGTCGGCGACAATATTGCCGGCGTCGTCAAAATGCAGCCGCGCGTTCAAAGATTCGTCCATTCCTGCACCTCATTGTGCCCGGCGCATGTTATCCGGTGTGTTGCGTAAATTGCACCTGTGTGATACGCGCGGCCTGCAACTGGTGCGCCAATGACGCCTCGTGCATCTCGCGCTGTGTGGTCATGATTTGCTCAATCGCATCATCCACCGTAAACGCCGCAATCAAAACGATTGCCAGCGGCACAATCAGATTGATGACAAATTGCACGTCGGGCAGGGCCGCCGCGAAATATTTGCCGACAAAATACAACACCAAACCGACAATGATGCTGAGCAGCATCGTCCAAAATCGTCGTGATGAAAAAATTGCGCGTGCACCGTTCATAGGTTTCTCGCTTTCAATCTGCATCTCAAACCGCCCCGTGCGGTCGTCATGTTTCCAGCCGGTCATACGGCTCCAATCGCAGCCAGTAATAAATCGTCACCGCCAGCGCAATCGCCACCAGCCACACTGCGGATACCGTCAAAAAATCCAACAGGGCGCGCGATTCCGCGACCCGCAGCGCGTTGAGCACCGTCGTCACAATGCGCACGATGCAGTAATACATGCCCGCCAGCGCCAGCAAGCGCAGGCCGCGCCGCCACTCCATCGAAACAAACAGACACATCATAAAAATCGCCACATACGCAATCGCACGCGCCCAGGTTGCCGGGTCAATCGCATCCAGATACGCTGTCATTTGCCGGCTCCCGCCGCGACCGCCGCCACCGCGGACGAGAAATAAAAAAATAGCGTCACGATCACCAGCGCAAAAATAAAAAATTGCGCCACCTGGAACGCCAGGAGTTTGTTCGTGTACGCCATTTGCGTGGTCGCGCGCTCTGCGCTGGTCGCGTCCGATTTCGCCATGCGGTCGAGCAACAGAGAAAATTTCTCGTCGCTTTTGTTTGCGAACGCGCGAAAGTCCGTACGCAGCTCGTCATGACTGCGCGACAAATTCGACAAATTGTTGGATAAAATCGCGCCCTGCGCGAAACCCTCGGTCCCGTCCGCCAAGCTGCACCCCGCTGCAATAAAAAAAAGAGCCGCACCCGTTGCCGGTGTGTGGCTCAACCCATTTCTCGCAGTATAGAACAAATGAGCGAATAAAGCAAGAGGCAATTTTTTTGCCTATTGACATT